GCTAATGGTTGTGGGTATTTACTTCTTTCAAGTAAGTTTTGTTTTACAACAACACCTGATGCAAGACTTGTTCTAGCAGGAACAAAATCTTTAACCATGTTGAATAAAGAGTTATCAAAGAATTTAATAAGTCTTATGTAGTCTGTAAAGTTGTAATTGCCTATATATTTTTCAAAATAGCTATTTGCTAATTTATCTAAGTCTGGGTAAGTATCTGATCTGCTAAAGCGTTGTCTTGGGTCACCAATAAATTCTCCAATGTTGAAGAATCCTAGTTGATCCATAATATCCTCATTTATTTCATTTTGAGGAGAAAATGCTACTTCAACATAATTTACATTGTTTGTATAATTATTTTCTTCTTGACTATTTTGTTGAATTTGAATGTAGCGAGATAAAGTATCCCCTGCAGGTAAAATTTCAGTTATGTTGTGTATCTTGTTAGAAACTATATTTTTGATACCAGCAACTGGTTGATCTATATAAATAGTTTCTGTATTTGCTACAAAATTTGAAGTAGTTCCAATATAAAAGTTACTATTATTATTATCAAATGAGGATGTAGCAACCCAAGATCCTGTAACTTTAGGGTGAATTGAAACTGAGCTAGTGTATAATTCTCCACCTAAAGAAGCTCTAAATGCTAGTTCTAAAGGAGCACCATCCCAAGATGCTGCTTCAATAGAATCAGGATTCATTGTTATATTTTCAAAGCTTACAGGAGCAATTTTTTTAGTATAGTATTTTACTTCTTGTAAAGATCCTGAGAAAATACTAAGTGTTGAGAATGGAGAGCCAAAATTGTTACCTAAAGATGCTGAGATAGAAGTATCCCAAGAAGCTAAAGTTCCTACTACAGAATGAGATTGTAAAAATCCTATTTGACTGCCATCATCTCCATTATAGATGTTGTTAGCAGCATATAAAGTAAATCTACCAGAGTTATCATCTACAGTAACAGCTGTAGTCCACCAACCTCCATCAAAGAAAGGTAAGTATACTCTTGCAAATGTTGTAGGGTCTCCATTAAAATCTGGGTAGAATTTTAAGAAAGCATATTCGTTGTATGGGTTAATTATAGATCCACTATAAGAACCTGAAGCATTTACTGAACCTGAATATTCTAGGGATAAAAGTGATCCTTGATCTGTTACAAAGATAGATTGGCTTGGATAAAGTCTAGCAGATTGAACACCTGCTGTTTTAAATCTTAAAGCAACAGTTTCAGGTCTTTTGTTTGTGTTAGGAGTTGTCCAAGCATTGTTTAATTGGAATTCTGTTCCTACCCAACCACCATCTTGATAAAAATCATAGGCATAATTAAATTTTTGCTGCCATAGATCCCAATCATTTGTATTAATTTTATCTTTACCTCCAAATTCAGATACTCTTAAAATTGTATCAGGAATACCATAAATTGTAATAAGAGCTTTCAAACCATCAACTGTACCTTTTCTTTTTAAAAGAAGTGGTAAAGCGTTGTATAATCTTTTGTAAGTTCTATAGTTTACATCTTCTAGAGGAATAGGTTCTGCAGAAGAAGTAACATAGTTTGTGATAAGCTCTGAGCCGGTAGGAGGTAAATATCCTCCTTCAGGATTATATCCTAAAAGAGCAATATAAAGATCGTTAGAACTAAAGTTATTTTGGTAAAGTTTAATACCAAATGACCTTAAAGCATCTGCTACAAGATCTTTTGAAATACCAAAGTTAATTCTATTATCGTTATCGTATCTATTTTCTAAATCTTTAACATAAAGCCAGGTATTGTCAAAACTTTGACCAACCATGTTTGTAAATAAAACATAAGGCTCGTTCAAGCTATCATCTCTAACAAACTCAGGAATAACATAAAATAAGTTATTAACGTTATTTTTATCGTATTCTTGAGCAACTATTGATTGAGAATTAAACCAATTTATACCAACAGACGAAGTTGTAGAGTATAAAATGTATGGAGGATTTCCATTTTGTTTAGGCCATGTTGTAGAAGAAGATTCGTAGTATAGATAATATTCGTAACCATCAAAATTGCGAATAATATCATTAATTTGATAAGCTAAAATAGCTATAGAAGATGAAACAGGTGCTGAACCTGCTACTGATCCTGTTATATTTGTAAATAAAGATTGGGAAGTTTGGTATTCTTCTAATAATCCTAATTTATACTGAAAATTAGATAGTCTTTGGTAAGCAGAAGAAAGATAGATAAAATTATTATAGCTTGAATAATCTACATTTATTTCAATTCCTTTTTCTTCAAGTAAACTATCTAATTGATTAAATGCTCCTGATACTGAGGTTTGAGTTAAAGATGAAAAATTAATATAATCTGTTGAATTATTAATTTCAGTTTTAACATTTAAGTTAGTATTGGGGCCTGAGATTTTAATAAAATCATCAGGTAAGTCAAATACTTGACTAATAGAAATTTGGTAAGCAACAGATTCTGCTGCTTGTTCTACAACCCAACATGTAGACTTTACTTGAAATTGAGTAGGTAGAGCCTCATAAAGTTTAATGAGGATGGTTGGATTTGTAGGATCAGATAAATCTGTTGTAATATTGTTTGCAATTACTAACTGATTTGAACCAAAGTCTAAGTAAAAATCTTTGTAAAATTCTACACTTGCTTTAATTTCTGCTTCTAATTCTCTTGCTAAAGGAATAAAAACAACATCAGGAATAGTATTTGAATCTAATCTAATTTCTGTTCTATCTGAACTGATTTCAGAAATAAAAAAATTGTTATCTATTGAAGAGCTTAAACGAGTCTTTAAAAAATTGTAAACTGTTATAAATTCACCAACACCAAACCCATATTCAGCTGCATCTACAACCGGGTCAATATTAATAGTAGAATAATACCCTTTGTTTTGAAGATTAGGATCATCAGTTACAGTAAAATCTGTAAAAGAAATAGCGGGAGTGTCTACTGGGTAGAGTAAATCTTTTTGTAGGGAAAATACAAAGTATTCTACATAATCATTAGATTCTCCAAATCTACCATCAATAAGAGAACTATTGATTAGGGATTCATCCTGTAGAGTATATGTTTGTAACTCTAAGGTTCTAGGATCTACGGGTAATACTTGTATTATTTGATCAGCCATTTTGAGATGTAGTGGTTTGAAGATCAGTTAATTGTTGTAGTATATCTAAGTTTTCTTGTCTAAGATCTGTAATCTCGTCAATTAAAGCTTGGATTTGATCGTCTACAATATTTGATGCTCCAATATATTCTTGACTAGTTTTTATTAAATATTCGTGTGAGTTTGTAACTCCAAATTTAGGAATATCGAAGAATAAAGCTTGATAATAAGTGAAAAATTCATCAACAGAAGGAAGAACACTACCAGTTTCAGCAGTAGTTGTAACTAACTGCGTAAAACTAGTGTTAATGGTTCTTTCATATTGAGTTTTAGAAAAAACCTGCTTATTAAGATTTACTCTTTCTTGGCTCATCCGTTAACAACTTTAAAATTATATTCCATATCTTGTACTATAGTTGAACCACTAATAGTATATTGAAGTAATATAGTGTAATATCTTTCAGGTTGCAAGCCGTTCATATAAAGGAAGAAATAGCTTGATTCTTGGTCTGCGCTTAATTTTGTGTAATCTGGATCAAACGGAATTACGTATTCATTTGTATCTAAATCTTTGATAGCATATAAAGATGATCCTGATGGTAAATAGAAATTTTGTGTGTAAAGTGAAGCTGTTTGGAATACAATTTCAGGATACTTAGGTCTACAATCCACTCTAAAACGTTGTATACTGCTAGAATAGAAGGTACCAGCATTGTTGGCGATTGATGCATAGACGTTGTCTGTAGGAACTATAATCTTATTAGAACCGGATATATTCCATGTGCTATCATCCCACTTAAATTCTAATACTGGTGGGTAGATAGTATGTGTATCTACTGAGTAGTATTGAAGTACAGGTTGTACTGCTTTTGCAGAATTAAATTCAATAGAATCTTCCCATTTTACAAGGAAACCTTGGTTAACAAAATTTGAACTACTATACCATACACTTACTATATCTTTAACACCAACATTTAAGTCTTTATCACTATGGTAAGTAAATGTTTGAGTTACAGGTAATTGAATTCCATTTGCAGATCCAGTATACCAAACTGCACCACCAGGGTTGCTAGTTTGCCAAGAGCCTGTTGTATAAGGTTGAAGACCACCTATGCTTGTAGGCCATAAAAGACCATTTGCGTAGTTTTGCCATCTCCAAGAAACACCATCTGTAGAAATAGGCTGATCTAAATATTTTCCTGTACCCATACCCCAGGATCCTGAAGCTGGGTATATTTCTAGAGTATAATCTAGATTGATGCTTTGAGCAGTAGCTATAAATAATTGAAAATTCGCAGTCCAATCTGCGTTACCTACTAAATCATCTAAAACTGAGGTAATTTGGTCTTGGTTGAATTTTACTAAAAGTCTAGCTACTTGAGCACTACTACTAAGAGCAAAATTAAGGTTTGTAGCATCTAAAATCTCATCTAATCCCGTATTCATGTTAGGGAATAGGGAATAAATCGTAGCGTCTTTTTCGGGGAAAATTTTATATACTGCCATTTTATAATGTTACAATTCTTCCTTTAATATCAGTTGTTGGGTATTTTACTTCAAAAATCATTGGATCTAATGAAGGATATATAACACCATTTACAGTAGCTCCATTTATGTCGTATGCGTATTGAGAATATCCGTTAGAAGTACCTACTTTATTAGATATAATTATATCTTTAATAGATTGAACTCCAGGAACATTACTAATTAATACATAAAGATCACTTAAAATAATAGGTTGATTTATCTGCCAGTTTCTAATAGCAAATCTCTCAATTAAAGCATTTATACATGCTAAAATAACATCATTTGAGTTGTAATTAGGTAACACAAGTATTTCAAAATCAACTCCTATGTTGATAATAAATGCGTCTTTAATGTTTACAGAATCTCCAATAATTCTGTATTGTGCTAAATAAGTAGATAAATTTTGTTTTAAAGCATCACTAGCTACAGTTAAAGTACCATCGTTATTACTTGTTAAAACATACAAGTCTAAAGTAGATGGTATTTCTCCTGGGAGAATGTTTTGTAGTTTAGTTTTTTCAATAAATGCTTTAGAAATACTACCATAAATGCTAGGTAAAGATAAAGCTCTAACTAAATAATCTTCAGGAGTTACCGCTCTTAATTGAGTAGAGAAGTTTGCAAGTGTATTTTGTCTAATTTCTTCAATACTATCTCCATCTTGACCACCTGAAGCTGCTCTTGGATTATTTACAGCAACACTATTAAAGATAATATTTGCTTGAGATGCTGCTGAGCTAGGTAGATTGTTTAAGAATTGAACATTTGAAGTATTTAAAACAGTTAATACTCCTGAAGGGACATTGGCTATAACTCCACCTCCTGTTAAGTATCTAACAGTTAAAGTTGTATTAGAAGGAGCCAAACCATATGTGTTATTAAACATAAAGTTTGTAGGAGAGTATGCTGTTGTTAATTTACTTTGTTCAAATGGTAAACCTAAACCTACGTTATCAGGGTTAGGAACTATAACTTCAGTAATTTCGTTTGCAGTGCCAGCACCAAATTGTAATTCAAGAGATCCAGTATTAATAAAACGAGTACTAAATCTTCTAGGAACCTTTTTTAATCTTAGTAGATAAGGTACTTGAGCATTATTAGCACTAAAGTTAGGGTCATTTTGTGGAGTGTTTTGAATAGTATCAAAAATAGCATCTTCTGCTAAAGCAGGTACTTCATACCACTCGTTACCATCACTATCAAATATATCTAAAATTCCAATAAGTTGTTCGTCATTAATAACAACTGTTGCAAATTCTTGTGGAGTGCCAAAAGAGAATGTAGTTGTATTAATTGTAGCTGAAATTCCTCTTGCTGTTTTCTTTAAAAGATAGTATGAAGGTTGAGTACCTGTGTATGTAAATACACTAATTTCTGTTGGATTATTTGAACTTGATACTGAAAAATCTACTTTGTCTTGAACTAAAAAGCTAATATTACTATCATTATTAGCTGAGACAACTGAATTTTGCTCAACAACTAAAGTGTAAGACCAATCTGGGTTTCCTGTAACAGAATTGGCTGGGAGTTGTTGATAAAAATCTATATCACAAGTAGCTACACCCGTAACATTAGGTTTATATCCTAACATATAAGCTAAATTAAATAAATTAGCTGGTTCTCTTGTATATTGAAGATAAGTTTCTTGGATTTGATTATCTAAATAGAAAGAAATTACATCACCTACATAAGCTGCCATTTCCATAAACATCATTCCTGGTGATGCTTCTGTAAAGTCGTTGTAGGTGGTTGGGAAATAAGTTTTGCTGTAATTAATTAAAGCTTGTCTTATCTGCCCAAAATCTTTGTTTATATATTGTATGTTTCTATTAGTTGCCATTATGCAAATTCAAGATTAATAGTATCTCTTATATCAGTATTTGAGACATTGTATGTTATAGTTACTAAAATTGTATTGTAATCCGTATTTTGACTTACTATTAGATCGTCAATTACAACATTAGGAAAATTTCTTCTAATTTCTTCAGATACCATTTCCTCAACTCCATCTAAAGTTCTACTAGTAATTTGCTCAAAAATTATTGATCTTAAATTTGAGCCAAAGTTAGGATTTAATGGTCTTTCTCCTTTATTAGTTAAGAAAAAATTAATTAAATTATATTTTGTTGCCTCTCTTGTAGTATAGTTAGAGGTAAATACAGCATTTCCAGAAAGAGGAAGATTAACCCCTACCGCATATCTCGGTTTTAAATCAATAGGGGCTATATTTCTTGCTCCGAATGCCATTATTTATTCATTAAGGCCATAATTTGGTCTAATCCTACAGTACCCTGAGGTAAAGATGAACCTTCAGCAGTTGTGTTTATACCTTGAGGTACTTGAAAAGAATTTAGGTTAGCAGTAGTCATAGAAATTGTATCTTGTCCTCTTCGCATATCTCCAATAATACTTTCCATCATAGCTCTTTTTTCAAGTGCTGATGTAGCTGAAGGTTGTGTGATAACGGGAGAATTTGTTACCCCCATTCCGCCTACTCCAACAGGAGTACCTTCTAGAGTTAGTTTAGGTGCACGAACTGCTTCCAAAAGGATATCTTTTAGTTCCTCTTGAATAGCTTCTTTTACTGCTTCTTTGATTATTTTTTTAAAATCGGTCGACTTCATAATAATAAATATTAAATTTAATAAGCTTTTAAATTATCTCTGTCAATTATGAATTTTAATTCATTTATTAAAGTTTGTGGATTTGTTGTAAATGAAAGTTCTGATTCAAGTACAGGGATACCAAATTGATTTAGTGCTAAAGCTCTTAACTGATTAATAGTTGGACTAAATGCTACAGTTTCAATTTGAAAAGTAAAACCTTGATATGTGTTGTCTGGGGTGGTTGTTTCAACTGGTAAATTGGGTAATTCTGAAAGAGTTACATTAGGGTTACATAATAAAATAAGTTTATCAAATTGTTGAAGTAAATTGATAATTTGAGTAAATACATTAACAGTGATTGTTAATGGAATATTTACAGCACTTAATGTACTTTGTGCCTTTTCAACTTTAGGTTGAAAAACTCTAATTTGCTTTTGAACTAAATCTAAAGTAGAAACTGCAGGTCCTAAAACAGGTGCAGGTAAAAGTCCAGTTGCAGTTGAAACAATAGTTGCAGTTTCAACACCAGAAGCAACTCTAAGAGCTGTATTTAATCCGTTTGTAATTTGAGATAAAGTAGTAATTGAATTATTAAGAGTACCAAATTGTGTATTTAATCTCGTTAATACTCCAACAATATTATCTCTAGTTGCTACTAATTGAGCTAATCTAGCAGGGGTAGGACAAAATCTTTCTTTTAAAACATTAGGATCTAAACCTTCACCTTCAGCTGTATTAAATTCTGGAAGGTTAAGTTCTTGGGATAAAGATTGTAATTTAGGAAGAACTAAAGTAATAGCTTTTTGTCCTAAATCTAAAACACGTTTTCCTAAAGCTGCTTGACCTTTAAGTTTTAAATTATTAGGTACAGCATTTTCTATTAAATTAGCGGGCAGACTTTGCGATTTAGCTAATTCATTATTAGAATTAGTTAAAGAAGCACGTCGCTGTCTTTCATTTTCTATTTGAGAAGGAGTTGCCATTATATAGTTCGTACAGAATTAGATAATAATGTTTGTAAACGTCCTTGTATGCTTCTAAATGCTATATTACTTACTTGAGCTGCACTTCTTGTAGGTTCTAAAGGAACACCTGGGGTTAAGGTAGTCTGAAGTGATAAGTTTTGGGTTAAAGTGATTAATTCGTTAAGAATATCACTAAGTACATTTACAGTATCATTACCATATAAAACTTGTTGAGTAGCATTTTTAGATCCTAAATAAACATCATTTCCTTGTAGAGTTATAGGACCCGTTGTATCAAAATTTATAGATTCAACTGCTGTAAATCCTATAGATTTTTGAGAAGAAAATAATAAATGATCTTGTGTTGTGTTGAATACTAATCGACCAGAATTTAAAATAATTTGCTTTCCAGCATATTGATCTGGGGCTGTAGGTTTAGCATTATCTGGATAGCTATAGTATTGGTTAATTTCAACTGCTTTAGATTGTAATGGAATTTTTTGTGTACTTGCTAAATAAATTGAAGCATCATCACCATTTATTATATCAGTTTGAGGAACCCATGCAGGATCATTGGTATTAACCTGACCATTTCTAATAATTGTAATAGGACTACCTACGGGTCCAACTGAGGACCAAGGATTTGCTTGAGGATTTTCAGCAGTACTTCCAAATCTAATACCTTGACCCCACCTACCCTCATAAATTATATCTCCAGGATAGGCTCTAGATGGGTGAATATTATTTTGTTCTTCAAAACCAGGTCCTAAATCTAAAGCAGGTTCTTGATCTTCAATAACATTGCCTACACCTTGAAATGAAGTAAGATAATTTTTCTTTGTTTGAAGATTAGGATCTAAAGGATTTGGAGTTGCGTTTTGATGTGGTGTATTCCAAAGATTAAAAACAGAAATATAATAAGATTTAAAATCCGAAACGTTTGTTTGACCTGTGATTTTATCTAAGCCTTGAACAAGTAAAACAACCTCATTTTTTAAAGGATATTGTTTAATATTTGGATAAAACGGACTAGCAATGTTGTATGTACCAAAAGAAACCCCTAAAGGATCTCTTACAAGTTCAAATTCTATTGTACCAATTGAAGTCCAACCTCCATATTGTTTAAATTTTGGATGAGTATCATCTAAGATAATATCTATAACTCTAACTGGGGTGAGTAGAGTTTCAATGTAAAAATTGGATTTTTGATTATCTTTTATAAAGGGGCTACCCATTATTTATTGAATTTTTCTATTTCAGCTAATAGTTGTTGTTTTTCTTCTTCAGAAATAGTTAAAGATTCACCTACACTTTCGGCTGCTAATGCTCTTTGAGCTAGGGCTGCCATTTTTATAAGAAGGTCGTCATTTTTAACCCCGATTTCAAGATATTCTTTAATTAGAGGTACTAAAAGTGTAGCATCTCCAATATCTTCAATCATTTCTTTCAACTCGTTAACAAGAGTCGAAACTTGTTTTTCTTTTTTCTTTTGGTTATTGTAGATTTCTTCCAAAACATTGGAAAAAGTCTTGGTCCCAAAAACAATTTTATCGAGTTGACTCATACTTTTTGTGTATAAATATTGAGTCAAGCAAACCTTACAACACCCGTGTCTAAATAAATAAGGTAAGCTTTCTGAAAAATTGCATAGAGGCGATTTGCTATTTTGGTAATTTGAGGAGTTTTAACATCAATCACCATTTCTCTAATGTAGATGTATAATGCTTTTTTGTTAAATACATCTAAATTTTCTCTTTTTCTAAAGAGTTCTAAAATAGCATCCGCAATTTGGGCGTCTGTTTCTTTAGGGAAGTGTTCAAATAGATTTTCTGTAGCATAGTTACAGAATTCATCTATAAAGAAAGATAATTTTTCTATATTGGGGCGTTCCTCATCAATAGTATACGAATGATTTTCATTTGTATATAATTCCTCAACAGGAGTTTTTTCTATTTTACGTTTGTAGTTTTTGGTATTTGAGATAATTAAATATCTCTTTACAATTGTACCAAAATATGAATATGCCTTTGCTCCTCTTTCAGGATTAAACAAATGCAT